GGTGATATTGACGGTATCCAAGCTAGTTTCGGTAATTCCGGTGATTTAAAAATATCTCATAGCGGTACAAATAGTGCAATTGAAAATGAGGCCGGACATTTTTATATAATAAATGATGCTAATGATAGTGATATAGTATTCCAATGTGATGACGGTAGTGGTGGAATAATTGAATACTTTAGGGTTGATGGAGGTAGTGAAAGAATAGAAAGTTCTAAATCATTTAGGTTTGCAGATAGCGCAAGAGTACAATTTGGCGGTTCAAGTGATTTACAAATATATCATGATAGTACAAATAGTATTATAGTTAATGGAACGGGTGATTTAGTTATATCGCAACAAACTGATGATGGAGATATAACATTTAAATGCGATAATGGCAGTGGAGGAACTACTGAATATTACAGACTTGACGGAAGTACAGCAATGAATATTTTTTCAAAAAATGTGGGAGTAACTGGTACGGTGCAAGCAACAAATGGATTTACCTTTGCGACATCCCCAACAAGTTCACCAGATTTTGCTATAGCAGTAGCGAGCAATGTTATGACTATAGATGACGTATCAGGAGGCGGAAAATTAATTTTAGATGTTGATAATGTAGGAATTAATACAACTTCACCAACGGAAGCTCTTCACGTTGTTGGGAATGTTTTAGCAAATGCATTTAATACAATATCTGATGTAAGACTTAAAAATGATTTTAAAGATTTTAGTGGATTAGATATAATAGATAATATAAAAGTATACGATTTTGTTTGGAAAAATAATAAAACACGTTCTTATGGTGTAAAAGCTCATGAATTACAAGAAGTTTTACCACACGCGGTTACCGGAAAAAAAGATGACGAAAAAATGCAACAAGTAGATTACACAAAAATTGTACCTATACTTTTAAAAAGCATAAAAGAATTAAAACAAGAGATTGAATTACTAAAAAGTAAATTATAAAATTACTTTGTTGTAAAATAATATTACATTTGTGTAATAATAAAACTAATGTTAATTAACAAAAATTAAAATAATGGCAAATACTTATAAATGGAAAATAAACGGGTTAGAAGTATATCCTAGTAAAGACGGATTAGAAAAAGTAGTTTTTCAAATTCATTGGGCACTTATTGCTGAATCAGACCAAAAAAATAAATACGGTTTACCATATTCAGTAGATACTATAGGAACTCAAATTATAGAAGCGCCAGACGCTGATAATTTTATTGCTTTTGATTCCTTAACGCAAAAAACTGTTGAAGGCTGGCTAGAAGCTATATTATCGAAAGTAAATGAAGAATCTGGAAAAAATATTTTAGATAATTTAAAAGCTAATTTAGACAAGCAACTTACAGAAAAAATTACACCTACAAGTGTAGTGCTGCAATTACCAAGCAGCGAATAATCAATTAATAATTAATTAAATTTTATACTATGGCAGAAAATGCAAAAATAACCGACGAGCAATTAAAAAAATTGCAAGAAAATATATCTAAATTAAATCAATATAATTTACAATTAGGCCAAATTGAAAGCCAAAAACATTTATTGCTTCATGAAACTGCAAATGTTCAAAAAGAATTAAATGAATATCAAAAAACATTGGAAGACGAATATGGCAAAGTATCTATTAATATTCAAGATGGCACTTATGTAGTTATACCTAAAGAAAATGAATCTAATTAGAAAAATTAGTATTGGTCGAGATTATAAAAATGAAGCTATGCACTACTCCGTAGGCCAAGAGGTTTACGGAGGACATACTATTTGCGATATAATTGAAGAGGAAAATAAATATAGTATTTATATTAAAAAAAATAATGAAGTTTTACCGTGGAAAGATTTTAATAAAAATATGGCAGTTGCGGTAGAATATAATTTAGAATATTAATGCGAAGTATTTTTAGTTTTATTATTAAACCTAAAGAAGAAAGATATAATAATAAAAAACAATTAGGCGATAAAAACTTAATATTAAATACGCAGATTAGTAATCATGAGTACATAAGCAGGCATGCTATTGTTCTTGAAACGCCTTTATATGAAAAAACTAATATTCAAAAAGGTGATGAAGTTATTGTTCATCATAATGTATTTAGAAGATGGCATAATGTTAGAGGAAAAGAAAAAAATTCTCGCTCATACTTTGAAGAAAATAAATATTTTGCAAATTTAGATCAAATATTTTTATATAAAAGAAAAACTAAATGGCAGGCTTTAAAAGGTTTTTGTTTTGTAAAACCTTTAATATCTAAAGATAAATTTAATATAGAAAAAGAAAAACCGTTTATAGGTGTTTTAAAATATGCGGATAAAACATTATTAAAAAACGGTATATGCGAAGGCGATCTTGTTGGCTTTCGTCCAGGCAGCGAATATGAGTTTATTATTAATAATGAACGTATGTATCGAGTACTTACTGCTTTAATAACAATTAAATATGACAATCAAGGAAAACAAGAAGAATATAATCCAAGCTGGATACAAAGCTGTTGAAGAATTAATTAAAGTAGCAGAAGAAAAAATTATTACTAATACAGAAGAAGATGTTGCGGCTGACCGTTTAAAAAATGCTGCAGCTACAAAAAAATTAGCAATATTTGATGCTTTTGAAATATTAAATAAAATAGAAGAAGAAAAAGCACTAATAGAAAATAAACCTTTAGATAATAAAAAACAAGCATATAAAGGATTTGCCGAAAGGAGAGCTAAATAATGTATAATCAAACATTATATAAAATTATAAGTCCTGTAAAATTAAACAAAATAAAACGTTTAAATAAATTAAAAAAATGGGAATATGGTTATAATAAAGAAGAAGATATTATAATTATTAGCAAAACAGGACAAATAGGTGATATATATGAAATACAAAATTTAAAAATAGCTTTACCTCTTAAACCAGCAAAATTAATTAAAGGTGAAAATAAATGGATAAAAAAAGAATATCCAAAAGAATTAAACGCAATAAAAACAATCTTTGATTGGAAAACATATCCTGAAGATTTTAAATTAAAATGGGAACAGTATATAGATGAAGAATTTAAAAGAAGAGAAGAAGGTTTTTGGTTTTATAATAAAAACATTCCTACTTATATTACTGGTACCCATTATATGTACTTGCAGTGGGCCAAGATTGATGTTGGGGACCCAGAGTATCGGGAAGCAAACAGATTATTCTATATATTCTGGGAAGCTTGTAAATCCGACGTGCGATGCTACGGCATGTGCTATCTTAAAAACAGACGTTCAGGATTCTCTTTTATGGCCTCAAGTGAAACTGTCAATTTGGCAACAATATCATCTGACTCACGGTATGGGATATTGTCCAAATCAGGGGCTGATGCAAAGAAAATGTTTACCGATAAAGTGGTACCAATATCCGTCAACTATCCGTTTTTTTTCAAACCCATACAAGACGGTATGGACAGGCCGAAGACCGAGCTCGCATACAGGGTACCGGCCGGAAGACTCACAAGGAAGAAGCTCCTCAGTAATCAGAGGTCCGAGGAGCTCACAGGACTCGACACGACCATCGACTGGAAGAATACAGGCGACAACTCGTACGACGGTGAGAAACTCAAACTCCTCGTACACGACGAATCGGGAAAGTGGGAGAAGCCGGACAACATCCTCAACAACTGGCGCGTTACCAAAACAACACTAAGATTAGGCTCTAGAATAGTTGGTAAATGTATGATGGGGTCTACATCTAATTCTTTAGATAAAGGCGGTGAAAATTTTAAAAAACTATATAATGATTCTGATGTTACAAAACGAAATAGAAATGGACAAACCCGTTCGGGACTCTATTCTTTGTTCATTCCTATGGAATGGAACTACGAGGGATTCATTGATTCTTATGGAGTACCTGTATTCGAAACGCCTAGAAAAGAAATTTTCGACTTTTATGGTGAAATCATACCGGTAGGGGTTATAGAACATTGGAACAATGAAGTTGAAGGCTTAAAAGGGGACCAAGATAGTTTAAATGAATTTTATAGACAGTTTCCGAGAACAGAAGAACATGCTTTTAGAGACGAAACTAAAAATAGTATTTTTAATTTATCTAAAATATACGATCAAATAGATTATAATGAAGATATAGAATCTTTAGCTGGAGTTACTATAGGTAGTTTTTCTTGGCAAAACGGAATTAAAGATACCAATGTTTTATTTAATCCTAGCCCCAATGGCAGATTTAAAATAACCTGGGTGCCCCCTGTAAATTTACAAAATCGCGTAATAGTAAAAAATGGTATTAAATACCCAGCTAATGAGCATATAGGCGCTTTTGGTTGCGATAGTTATGATATATCAGGCACTACAGACG